AGCGAGTTCAATCCAATGTGGATCAATCATAATAGACGGGAAATCACTTTCCACAATCTCACTCTCCAACAAGGCTGGGTCAAAGCTGTACCTAGCTTCGAAAGCTTCTATCGCTACGACTTCATCTATCTCATAATCACATAGTTCATATGAGATCTTATAAGGGTTTTCTGTTACAACACTTCTCGAGCTTGATAGAGATAATAATTTTTCCACATAAAGACCCAAAACAGGATAGTTCTTAGGTATGTGTAAAAAACTACAAGCAGAAGCACAGGCAGCCAAACGATACGCTTGTTTGACTGAAACGCCTTTATAAATAGTCGTGGGGTTAGAACAAATCTTCCCTAATTTAATGACCTGAGAAGGTAAAGGAATCCATCGGAAACCCCCTTCTAAATCATTCAGCCACCAACCTTTAAGGAAAGTGGCTGTACATGGTTGGAAATGGTAAAGTACTTTAGACATGAAACCAAGTTTCTGCTGTCTAGCCATATCCAATCGTCCGTTCTTGATCGCAAAGAGAACGGAAAACATGTTCAAGATGGTGTTACCGAAGGTTGTGTCGGGCCCTCCGGAAAATCTCTGTGTTGGTGCTGCTTTTCTAATGCGTGTAGCGTGTTTTAGCTTATTGTCCAATTTTCTAATTTTATATACTGGTGTGGTTTGACTAGACTTCCTGAGATAATTAACAATAGTCTCAGGTATCCCTATATTTTTCATAAACCAATATTGCATTTCTAGAGCATGAATTCCTTGGGTTCTATCATAAGATGTGAAGTCATTTTCTACGTAAATAATTTCACCATCACCATTATAATAGACGCCGAAATAATCATCTCCTGCGAAAATTGAATGTAACATGGGAATGTTAATTCCTCCCATTTTACTAGCTAACACTTATTCATAAGCATTATTAAACCATTTGTCAATGGAAACATTAGTCATTCCACTGCCAACAGTTAGAGTACACATCATCTTATTGTACATGAATGGTCTATCAATCCCAAACATCTCTTCTTTCAACACTTTCATACCATAGTCA